CCTAAATGTCCTTTTTAGCCAAATTGGCTAAATAAAAGTAGGACCTTAGAGTCCACATATATAAGGAGATTTAAAATGGCACAGATTCCATTAGTATCAGGCGGTTCACAACCAGTATTTGCTATTGACACACTCAATGGCCCACAATTAGCAGCAAACGTAACTTACACCCCAGCTGGCACACCAGTAATGATCATGGGTCCAAAATTGGACTTCTTTGGTGTTGGCAACTGCCCAAGTAGCATCAGCGATCAAGCTGAAGTTAACGGCGCAATCCAGCAGATTCTGCAACAGATTCAACAGACAAGTACTGTTGCTTTCTACCAAGCAGGCAATACACAGATCAGTTTAGCTGTTTACCCAACAGGCGCTTACACAGCCGCTACTTTACAAGCTGCTATTCGTGGCTTAGGTAACATTCAAGTTTCCGCTGGCGGCACAGTTACAGGTTACAATGTTTCTACTGTAAACGTAACCAACGTTGGCTTTGACTTATCTGCTACAGCAACCTAATTTTAAAGTTCACTTTAAAATACTCAAAAAAGCTCCGCAAGGGGCTTTTTTGTTGACCATTATTTTGTGGCTTAAATACTCCATTATGGAAGTAAGTAAAATCACAGAAGTAACCATTTACGAGTCCCCCGATGGAGGTCGTACAGTTTATGCTCGGCGCCCAGGCAGTACTCATCGCGAATTACATTTACGTGACCCAGAGCTAGACAAAGAGCTAGCTGAACTCAAAAATCAGGAGAAGTGGCAGGAAATTTTAGCCCTGCGTTCCAGCAATTCTGAAATTAATCACTTGCTAGAACAAGTAGAAATACTTTATGAATTAAGTAGAAAATCTAATGCGAATTAAATGTAAAACTTACTTTGACATATCGGCTACTGGGGTAACCGGGCACTTCAAGTCATCTCACGTGCCGTTTACTGACAAAGCTGGACAACGTATTGAAAACGAAATATCCTGGCACATTGCCCGTAACCAGCAACGTAACTGGGAAACTCTTGTGCAGTTAATAGGTATGCGTACTCAAATTTTCAAATTGAACGAACCAAAAAGAGTACAGTACTATTGGGAATTTGATTTTGAAGTTGATACCCCGGGTGTTTTTGGCCCAGAAAAAAATCCGCTTGAAATGCTGGTATCGGACGCTGCCGGAGTACCTATGCTGATAGAACTATGGAATCGCCGCGACATAGAATCAGTATTAGTAGTTTCAGGCCCAGATCAAAATATCTGGTTTGAAGTTTTACCATAAATATATACTATGCCAATAGAAGCCACCGACATCGAAAAAAAGAGCTTAGAAGCTCACGTTGAGTTATGTGCTGAACGTTATAATGCGTTAGATTCTCGCCTGGAAGGGCTAGATGAAAAAATTAACGGCGTTAGTCATATTATTGTGGAAGTACGCGACATGGTTGAAAAAATGTCAGAAAAACGCACAGATCAATTAGTATCATGGGGCATGGCTGCCATAGGATTTTTAGTGGCCACCTGCGGTTACTTGATATCACACTACGTTCTCAAATGAAACTTTCCCAAGAATTTGACCGGATGTTCCGCCAGGAATTTCCTGACAGCCTAACCAATTTAATATTCCGTACAGAAGAAGGCAATTATCGAGTGTTTGATCGCTATCTTATTGTGCCCGAAAAACCAGGGTATCGTGTATTTTGTTCAGCTACAGATGTAGGGTCTTTTGGGTCTACTAAATCAGCTCTTAGCTGGTGTATAGCAGACAAACATAAAGCATATAACTCAGCCCGCGATATTCTAGCATTAGACACCAAATTAACCAGTCTAACCAACGACATTAACGCTCGTGCCAACATAGCTGATACCAGCACAGATCCTAAATTCCGCGAGACTATTGAAACTAAATTAGAGTCTAAAATTATACGCAAAAAGAAGGTAGAATCAGAATTAACCAAATGTGTCAACTGGGCTAAATATATACAATTAAGAGGATTTAATAATGAAACTGTTCGAACTGGCCGCAACACAGCCATCAAAGCAAGCCGCTAAGGTATTTGAGAGTTATTTTGGTGACTCCATTAACGTGGACGTGATTTCTGCCCGTCAAGCACGTGTTATGTTGTCCAAAGTACGCAAGCTGGTAAATGAGCACAAAGCTACTCCAGCATTCCATAAATCAGAACAAAATCCAACTTATTTAAAGTTGATGATGATGGAACGTGTACTAGCTACTCGTGTTAAAGAAACTAGTACAGTACCAGTTGGGGCTGCCGCTGGCGCACAACAAAACGTTGCTGGTCAACAAAGCAGCATGGCCATGCCTAATCCTACAGTTGCCGCAGGTCAAGCTGCTGCTAAACAAAAAATTGATCAGTTGAAAGATCCTAAACAAAAACAAGCCATGCAAAAAGCCAGTGTAGGACAAAATTTAAGTCCACAAGACCAGCAGGCACTTGCTCAAGTTGCCATGATGAGCGAAAGCGCTACTTTCCGTCGCCAGCTGTATCAAATCATTCGTGAATCAGAAGTTCAACAAGCACAAGTTGTATTGGCCGCACAAGACATGGTCGACGAAGTACAAAAAATGAGTGAGCAAGTAAGTTCTATGCAGTTTAAAGACTTGCCAGCACTTGTTGATCAAATTAAAAATCAAGTCGGTGTTGATCAAGCCATGCAGTTTAACACAGACGCAACAGCCGCTCTTGCCGGTCTGTTACAAAATTTACAAGGTGCTCGTCAACAATTAGATCAAGCACTTGGTGTAGTTACTGGCCAAGCAACTCCGGCTGTGCCAGGAATGGATGACGCAGGTTTTGGTGGTGAGATGCCAGACGAAACTGGCTTAGGTGCTGAACCAGGCATGGAAGAACTTCCACCAGAAGAACCAGAAGCTCCTGAAATGGGCGGCGCAGGCCTAGGTCGCGCCAAACGCTAAATGTTAATCTTTGAAGTAGAAAATTCTCAACCTGTTGACACGGGTAAACTTCTCGCCTTGAGTCAATGGTTAGCCAAACGTGCCGAGGATACCAATGCTCGCAAGCAAATCTCCACCGATGCTTTTATTAAACTAGCAAATAGTCTACAAGTAAATGTAACACCCGATACCATAGGCGATCTGATAGCCAAAGAGCCACTTTCCAATATTCTTGAACCATTTGACCCAAATTCAAATGTGATTAGATTCAAAGGCAACG